GCTTCTTCTTTGTAATAGTTGCTGATTATTGCTTCATCATCCTCAGTTACTATGTTAGGGTCATATACTGGTGCTACAATAGGTGGTTCATGCTTTCCTGACATATATTCATTTACTTTTCCCCAAGTATCATCTTCTTCTGGTTCTTTTGATTTAGGAAATTTTCCCTTATCAAATATATCAGTAAGTTCTTCTTCAGTATAATCATCATCATCAATATCTTCTATCTCTTCTTCCTCTGGAACCAGTTCAACAATCTTATCATATAAATCACTACAATAATCAATCAATTCTTCAATTTCATCCCATTCTGCTTTTAGTTCTTTTAATTTTACTGCTACTGGAGCAATCATTAACAGAACTGCTTTTTGCTTTGTCATATGTTAATTGTTTTACTCCAGTTAATAATGTGATGCCCACCAGATTCAATATAGTTTCTATCAGTTTGCCAACCATTATCATTGTACCATTCAATTTCAGTAATACATCTGTCATATCCCCATAATTCAGGAACATACTTAGAATATACCGTATCTTCCTCTGTGTTTAAAAATGGAGCAGTAAATTCTTTTTTACCATATTTACCTATAATCATTATTTCAGCATCACAAGTAAATATTCTTGGTAATCCCTGAACATCTGTTGATTCTACAATGAATCTTGGTAATAGTACTTCATATTCACGATAACGCTCTGTTTTAAATGAGTTGACTATTTGTGTCATTACTGCAAGCCAATACCATGCTACTTGTATATCATACCTTCTTGCTTTTAATGATTTTAAGAAATCAATAGTCTCACCTGACATAGTTTTCCAATCATCAATCTGGATAGTTTTATTATGATGATTAATTTCTAGTCTATCTATCATTGCTTTACATGCAAATCCACGATACATAAAATAAAATGTTTTCTGGAAATAAATATCGTATCCTTGTTTATCTTCAAATAATTCAGATGTTACTGGACTTTTTGTTAATGATTCATGTACAGCATATATCGTTTCTTTTTCACTAGTATCAATAACTTGCTTACCATTAGATTCAATAAGACCTTGCATATACGGATAAAAATCAGTCTTTTCAATCCTGCTCATTCTACTATCTATCTTCCAGTTAGGCTTTGCATCTGAATCATAATATTTAATAAACTTTAAGCAAGAATGTACCATTTCTTTAAATACATCAGAGTATACAGTATCTACAGTTAATTTAATACCATTATTTAATTCAAAATTGTTTGCTGCTACAACATCATAGATATTCTTACCTAAGCTTACTAAATTATCACTTGGCTTTTTGAGTTCCTTATAGAAATACATATTATCGAACTCATTATAATTGCTTAATAACAAATCTACTCCTGAACCTATTATGAAGTGTCCTTTCTCTTCATAATATAACTCTCTACCTGTTTTTGTTTTCATTTCCATGAACGCTAATCTACCTTCAATAATCCTTTTTAAAGAAGATTGATTAAGAGCATTTGTATTAAAATATTCTTCAACCTCCTTGCTTGTTGATCTGTGAATCATCTTTTATTGGTTTTAAATGTGGTGGAAAAACTGTTGTTATTATCTTCGTGAGTGAATCTAAATCTAATACAACAATTATATCAAATTCCGAATCTACTTTTTCTTTATTTGTCATTAACTGATATGGAATGTTACCTAGTAATTCTACATTCTTTTGAATCAATGTATCAAAATCAGTAAAAGTCATATATACACGATTAAATCCGTCACTCTTATTTCTTCCAATTGAATTAGTCTTATGGTGAATTAGTATCTTTGGTTTACGTAACCATTCACTATCTGGAGCCATACAAGCAACTGATTGCTGATGTACATACATCAATTCAAGTACTGGCCTCATTCCCTTCTGATTACCAGCTTTCAGTTGCAGCCTGAAAGGTACATTGTCAAAATCAATTCCACATTTATCCAGAAACTTAGAGTTGAATCTTGTTGTCATACAATATTCTTGTTTCCAAACTTCACGAATGAGTTTAGCAAAGTACCTTTCAGCACTACTACCTATTAACTTTCGTTGTTTACCAGTTAGTATCTTCTTAGGAATAAGAGTTACTAAATCATCAGAGTTCTGGTGCTTCTCCATAAGTTAATGTATTAAATTTGTTTAAAAATTCTTTCATGTGCGCAACATTTCTAAACCTGATTTTTTCTTCCTGATTCTCATTGAAACACCAACTATCAACGTTGTCAGTATACATGATAGCTACTTTATTAACTCTTGCAGCAGTAAGATATATTGTATTAATTTTCTTAAATACAGTTTTGTATTTATCATCTGTTGCAAATTTGTAATCAACTAGCACTACCATCTTAGATGTATCAATGTTATTCTTATCAAATTTAAAAATAGCATCCCTTGCAATACACAATGCTACTATTGTTCTAGGATTAAAGTTCTCATATTCCATTAATATTCCCCTGCCTGCCTGATAGATTACTTCTCCTAACTTTATTGATAGAATGTTATTTCCTTCTGTTAAATTACTCATTAAGAGAAGATAATCATTACGATGTTGTCTTATATTATTATGAGGTATAACAATATACTTACTATATTCATATAACATTCTACCATCAAAGACAACCTTTTGTCCATTAATCAAATTGAAAAATGGAACAAAAGGATTGTTAGCTGTATCACATGTTCTAGTAGCAGCAGGACTATCATACAGATATGAACTTAACCTAGCTAATCTGTTTAAACTCAAGAAATTTTCCATAACTAAGTTGGTATTTCACCCAATGGTACTAGGTATTCCCATTTGAATGGTAGATGTAATTTAAGTTCATCTTCTGATTTCTGCATTGTAAGATAATTGGTAAAGAATTCTACCATTACAGCAGCAATATGAGCAGCGGTGTGAGTAGTTTGTTTCTGACTACAAGGCTCATTAGGAATAGTGGAATCATGTGGCAAGTTATTGGCAAGATATTCATGTTGTGCATCTTCATCATCGCCTCTGATTACAAATATAGTTAATTGTTCAAAAAGTAATCTTCCATCAATAAAAATTGCATCAGATTTTCCTGCAAAATCTATCAGCCACTTTGCAAACATAATTCTTCTTGCTCCATTATTATCAAAAGCAGAGAAAGTATATTGATGTGTCATTGAATCTTCACCATATGCTTCATTTACATTATCAATTGCACTATCACAAAACTCACCTATCAGTTCAGATAATGCAAATGTCTTTGTCTTACCAATACTTTTCTTCCTGAAAAACTGACCACCCATATTATGTTCTTCAATTATATCGAAGTCATATACTATAGGTTTAAATCCTGCTCTGCTCAAAAACAATGCTAACCATGAACCAATTCCACCTGCACCACCTATTAATACATCTTCACCATCACCAAACCAAGCCGCATCCTTGAATCTTGAAAATTTAGTAGGTACTATCTTCTCTGGTACTATCTTCTCTGGTACTGATACTTCTATATTATAATTACCTATTTCTGGTGGTTCCATAAATACTTCATCTGGATTCAATGGACTTGTTCTTCTTTCACGCATTTCTTCTGCTGCTAATTGTGCCAGCATTGCTGATATTACTAAATCATTCTGCTGTTGTGACATTTGATAATAATTTTAATTTATAAGATTCAAGTTGCATTCCTATGTTAATCACAAAAGGAAATTGTTTTTCATATGACCTAAGACTAATTAACATAGTATCCAAATTAGCAATGAATGTGTTTGCTTTAATTTGATTAGCATCAACAATGTTGAAATACTTCATATATAATTTAAGATAGTTTTCAACTACAAATTTTACATACTCTGCATCTGTCTTTGCTACTCTTTCTTTTTTATTCAATATAGCAGTAATGGTTTCATATCCATAGTTCTTACCATTATTAAGAATGAATTTAAGCACATCATCCATTGAAGCAGTTGTTACCTTTGGCTTAACCCAAGAACCAGTTCCTTCCCATCCTTCTACCCAATCACCTGTATATCCTCCTTGTGTTACTGGAACAATAGCTTTTGCTTTCTTATCTGCTTCTCTTTTCTCTGCTATTTTAATAATCTCTGCTACTCTCTCCTTAAAATCTTCTTTAACATTAAATATTTCCGGTGGCTTACTGATAACAGTATTATGATAACACAATATACTTTCAGTATACTGATTACCTTTAATGTTATACTCATCTCCATTCTCATCTCTAGCAATAAAATTTGGATTAACAACGCAATTTGCTTCATAAGCAACTCTTGCTAACATTTCCATTTTGTTATTTACTATTAATGATAAATAGAAATTGTGGTTTGATACATTATCCTGTAGTTCTGATGTATCTTCTGGAGAAAAGAATACCCCCATCTTGTTATGAGAATGAATATGTCCTAGCTTAATATCACCATATAAATCATGTTCCATCATATATCCTACAACAATTTCATCCATTGTATATGCAGTATGTGCAGCACTTCCTTTATCCATTGGAAAGAAATCAACTACTGTTAATTTCAATTTACTTGGATTGCGGATAGTTCCTTTAACTGAATAGAATAAAACTCCTGACCATTCTTCATTGTATATCTCACTACATATATATCTTAGTTTGTGCATGATATTATTCGGGATAACCAAACTTACTAATTCTTTTCTCTCTATTACTTCTCTTGATATAGTTTGCGGCTTCATTTTCTAGGTGTTTTTTAATGTAACTTTTAATTACAGGATGAATAAAGAATGTGTTTAGAGTATCAGTACTTGCTTTTACTATTTCAAGCTTGATGTTGGTTGCATTAAATACAAATGTTCTTTCAAGCTGTGCTGGTGTAGGAAGATTCTTTCTTTTGCTTATGTTTATATATTCACCATTTGCTGACTTACCTACTAAGAAATTTCTATTTTGATATTCTCTTGGTGAATCAGATAACTTAACAAATTGTTCAAACACTTCATCATCATTTACCCTGACACCATCTTCATATTTCCAGTTAATATCCATTCTGTTCTCTCTTCTAAATACAAATAACTTCTCTGCATAGTATTCTCTATCTGAATTTAAGAGATTAGGCAATGTAGTTTCATTAGCATTAAGTTCTGCAATCTTATAAAATGGTACTCCTTCTAATGATTCCCATGCTACTAATGTCTCTACCATATACATCAATGCCTGAAAATTCTCTTTATTCAGATTATCAATACATTCCATCATTACAGAACCAAATGAACTCTCTCTGTCACCAATACAAAATGGATAAAAAGCACCAGCCATAAACTGTAAATGAGAATGCATGTAACCACAATATGCCTCAATATCAGTCACTTTACCTCTAGTACCACCAATATTAAATGGAATGAAATTGTCAATTTCGTCACAATATACAAATTGTATCTTAACATACAAATCTTTTATATTATGTTTGAACCCTGCTGAATTGGTAATATTAATATCAGGAAATTTAATAATGACTTCAAAGATATATTGTACTTGATTGTGAGTAGTAACATATTCATAACCTGCATAGTTTTCATATGTTTCAGTAGTAAAATGGTTATAAATATTGAATTGCAAATCCCATCTGTCAGGATATATGATTTCTAAAGATTCCATTACGAATTCCAAAAACTTATGCCATTTATAGTTTAACCTCCCTTTTTTAATTTGATTATCTATCCAGTTCATGTTTCGTGGTAATTGCTGTAGATTAACAGCATCTAACCATTTGATTAGTCTTATATCTGCTGTCCTTTCCATATTATAAAAGATAAAAAAGAACAACACCATTAAGATGTTATTCTTTTTATGAACAAAATCAACTTATTTAGTATCCTTCATCTTACCAATCCCCGGAATTCACGCTTAATATCCATTGTTGCTTCATTAACATCTCTTATTTCTCCTGTTAATTCATCATTAAATGGAAGTTGTTCAGGCTGTTTTGCTATTGGTGTATTGATATGTGAAATGATAATATCAAGCTTCTTATCAATAGTTTGTAATAACATTTCAATATGGTTATCACCATTTGTTTCTTTAGCACCTTTTATTTCCTTTTCTGTAAACTCCTTAACATTCTGCACAATATCTGCTACATTTTTATCAGCTTTATGTGTTTTATCCTTTGGTGTAATAGCTGTTCTTCCAGTAACTACTTTCTTTTCTTTAGGCATCTTATCCATTTCTGCTAGTGCTGCTGCTACCTTTGGCGTTACCCAACTATCTAATAAGGTAGCTAATTCAGCTTCCTTCTTATTAGTATAGCTTTTATCTGCACTAAAATGGGCTTTCCCCTCTACAGGGAAATGCCCAATTATTTCCTTAATTCTTGCTCTTATTTCAGATGCTCCACTCTTAGTTTGTGCTGGCAACAGGAAGAAGGTGAAGTTACTTTTAGGCAATACAGCTTCGTCTACTTCCAGAGTATGCCTGTTCTCTCCAATTATCATCTTCTTACCATGCCTATCAACACCTTTGTGTTTCAGTTCTTCTAACAACTGTCCTAATGTTTGTGCAGATGTAGTGTGAACAAAGTTCTTTCCACCTGTGTTAACAACATTAATTTTCCTTTGCTCGGAGATAGTCAATTCTTGTGCCATTGTGTTTTGTTTTTATTATTTAAAAATGGTTCTTAACTTTCTATTTTTTAGAATATCATCTACCAATCTCATATGATACTTCCCATAGAATCCACCTTTACCACTACTATAATATTCAGCAGCAGGATGCCCTGATATTAATACATTGTTTCTGTGTAAATCAACATAAGCATGTATACAGTTATTGTAATCTTGTATAACATAATCATCTATAAATGGTAAGAAACTCTTTGCTTTCTCTCCCCATATCATATAGAATGCTGGATGCACTTTGCTTAACCTGCTTATTACTTGCTCTGTGAATTTTCTCCAATGTTTAAGATGTGAAGCTGGATTATCAGGTTGTACTGTTAATGCAGTATTTAATAAGAACACTCCGTTACCTTCTAAATCAATTAATGACCTTTCAAATCCACCACCATTCTCCTTCTCTATAGCTTGTAAGCTAAATGGTTTAGGAAATCCATCATTAACAGCAAAGGCCAAGCCTGTAGCCTGACCTTTCTTAGCATATGGGTCTTGTCCTAGTATTACTACCTTAATCTTATCAACTGGCATTTGAAATACTCTAAAGACATTTTGTTTTTCGGGATAGAATTTATACTTCAGTACATTATCTCTTAGGTTTTTCCATGAATCACTTTCAAAAAAACCTCCTATTAGTGGATGCCATGATTCATGGATTGATTTCGGTATATTAGCCATAATCTAAAAATTTATTTAGTTCAGTTTTACCATGTCTGTGCTTTAAATCTGATGGGTCTTTCGCATCCTTGACTTGAATTGAAATATATTTAAGTTCTGCTTTATTTGGACAAAGAGAATCAAATTTCTCAATAAGTTTCAATCCAGCAATGATACCTTTCTCGTCATTATCAAAGATAACAATTATCTTTTGAAATCTAATGCACAAGTCCAATAATATTTCGTCTTTCGGAAACATTCCTTCATTTTGAAACCATATACAATCCTTTCCTTCATTCTTGACTACCCTATAATCCTTATATGACTTCAGTATATATAGAATTTTACCAAGTCTTGATAATCTTCTAATACCACCTACATCACTTTCTTTACAATTGGTAAGCCATTTTCCTGCTTTGTTTTGGGCTAAAGGTCTATATATCTTTGTTCTTCCATCATCAAAGTCACTATAAGCATACATAATGTCTGTTGGCCTAATAGTAATCAATTGTGCTTTTTTACTATAAAACTGATACCATATTCCAGCAAAAACATTATCTTCAATCAAGCTAGTTCTACTTATTTCATATCTGCTATACCAGTAATTCTTATCAATAGGAAAGAAACCTCTTGCTTTATATACTATTTCATCACTAGGTCTTTCATCACCTATCTTAGTGATTTTGCCTAATATTGATTTGTTAGCTTTATTATTTATAAATGCACTCTCAAACAAAATAGGCTTGGAACTACCAGAGTTCAAGCCTAATTGAAAGTAATCATTTAAGAATAACAAGCATTCTTTAAAAGTAAGATGCATCTTATCCATGACTGCTTGAAAGCAATCTCTCATTTGATAATTTGGGTCACCAAAGTCTTTGAAATATAGTATGCCATTATACCACATGAAGTAACAACCTGGCTTTCTATCTTCTCTAAATGGAGACAACACATATGTGTTAACTGGTGGTAATTCATCTAATACTAATAAGTATATCTCTTCTTGACTTAATCTTTTCAGTACTTCTTCCTTTCTGCATGGAACGAACTCTGAATAGTTGTACATAACAGCATGAATTATAGGATAATATAAATAGAGAAAGGATGCCAAAGTTAGCATCCTTTCCCTATACATTAGCAGAATTTTTTCCTTTTTACCAACCTGAATTGTCACTTTCTGCTGCTTCAGTTGTGGCAGATTGGTTCGTAGTTGCACTACTCATGGTATCTTCAGCACTACCAGCTTCCTTCTGCTGTGTAGCATAGTTGCTTTCCATAAACCACGAATTCCTTCCGAATGTGTGGTAGTTGTTAGCATCATCTTTATAATGGAGTTCACCATCCTTTCTCTCTTCATGCCATTCTCCAACAGGTTCTTCGGCTTTAACAAGAAATTTTCCATACTTTAACTTCGATGGAATTTCAAGGAATGTCTTTGTGTTATCCCCGCTTATTTTCCATTGCCATTGTAAAAATATATCTAATTTCTGTTCCGAAAAATTCTTTGGCAATAATTTCATCAAAACAGCACAAAAGTCCTTAAATGTTTTCATTTCTACACTTAAACCCTTTTCCAGTTCATCTTTCGTTAAAAAACATTTGGCTATATGTACTGCCCTCATGTTCACATCAGTTGTTGCCTCGTTTGCAGCCTTCTTCCATTCATCTGTACCAAACTCCAAAGCAACACCTTCTTTGCCTTTTTCGCTGCCAAAAAGTTTGCTGTCTTTGGTTGGTGGAAACAGCCTGTAACTTTTTTCTGCTCCACCAATTTTAAATGCAATGTCAAGTCCTTCCATTGCTGCACCATTTTTACCTGCTTTATCAGTATACTCAAACTTGGTCATATATGTTCTACCAAAGTTACCACCGAATTTAAGGCTTGAACCAACAGCTACGTTATCATCTACATAGCCATATCCTGCCTTCTTGATTTCTTCTGCCATGATTAATATGTTTTATGAACGTTTTAAATGTAAGAAACTCCCTTAACTTAATAAGGGAGTTCTTATTATTACCCCATCATCCAATAATTACCAGCTATCAGAATCAGCTTGTACTGGTGTTGCTGGTGCGTTCTGTGGCTGTCCTTGTGCAACATCGTTGCCATTACTTGCACCATTACCCTGTGCTGCCTCTGTTTCTTCATAAGGCACATCATCAATAATGGTGATAGGAGCCTTAGTAGAGGTCTTTGAATAATGCATTTTCTTGCCCTTGATTTGGGGCTTGTTAAATAACTGCCTTGCTTGGTCTGCTGTCAGTCCAAGTTCTTTTTTGATTACTTTCCTGCTTTTACCGGCTTCCAAGTCCTTAATGACCTGCGAAACACTTACAGTTACGGGTTTACCAACAATTCTTTCACGTTTAACTTTAGGTGCTTCTGTATTTTCGGCAACAGGAGTTGTGTTTTCTGTAGACATCTTTTTAAATTTTAAATGTTTTTGTATTCATTACAAATGTAAATATAATACACTTTCTTAACCTAACAAATTTAATTGAATGTTTTTTTGATTTTTTTTGTGAAATAATAAAGATTCAGATACCATCATAATAGGCATTTACCTTTTCAATAACCAGAGCCATATCATTTAAGATATATAGGGTTCCAAATGCACCATGCGATTTTGCTGTGGCATAAAATCCATCATCTTCCGTTACAAATTCCTTAATGGCCTTCTTTTCGCTATCGTCATACCTACTTCTGCCAATCAGTACAATATCAAATTTTCCTTCTGGTGTAATATATTCCTGAACAGCTTTTCCAGTAGTCTTAAAACGATAACCTTTTCTTTGGTCAGTAGTATCATATTCCTCTCCATGAGCCATCATGATAAAATTCTTACTATTTGGTAGTTTTTCTATGGCATCAAAAATCCTACCCATCATATGACCTATTTTCTTTGGTGCATCCCATCCAGTACTTAATGACTTTGCCATATAATAATCTTGCATGATGTAATTAGCATCATCTAACACTATATTCTTAATTGAATCTATTCCACCTAGAAGGTCTAAAGCATGTACTATTAAATCTGTTCTAGTATTCCAGTTAGATAAGACCAATCTTCTATAGTCTTTTAATTCAGGTCTTTTAGTGTTAAGATTAAACTTCTCCATTACTGGATATAATTTTCTTGTTCCTTTTCCCGGCAAATCCTTCTTTGTTACTGATAAGATATATGTCTCTGCTGGATTCAATCCTTTTATTCCAAATTCAGGATGCGGTATCAAGGAAGTTGTCTTTCCAAATGCACTTGGAGCAATCACTAAAATATTACTCATATTACTTTTTTATTGGGTTAAACCAATTAATGTTACCAAACATATTCAACTGATAGTGTAATGGTGCTTCAAAATCCCTAGCTTCAACTATATGTAAGCTACGATAATTAGGATGAACTAACTTATCATTCTTATCTACTACTTCTAATCCAAAATGTTTCTTAATACCATACTTATCATCATTTGGATTAAACATTGTAAATAAGACATTACTATCTTCACTCAAATTACCTGTATCTTTCACATCTTCAGAACTAGGATAAAAATATTCACCAGCATACTTAATTCTTTCAATGTCAAATATGTTCCTATTAGTATGAATTACATTAACGAATATAAATTTGCATATGTTTCTTAATTCTACCTGATATTCAGCAAACTTATCAATGTTCTCTTTCATACTAAAGTTACGTTCTCTAATTAACTTTCTAACATGGTCTGTGATAACAATCAACATCTTGTTTTCATCATTGGGCTGATAACCTATTATCCTTTCTTTGTTCTCTTTATCTCCATTCTTATCAATGATAGTATATTTTTCCATAATGAACTTTCCATTAGTCCTAGCATATGTCAATATATAGTTCCTTATGCCAGTAGGATTTTCTCTGTGTTCAATGAAATCTATCTTACCTTTGCGTATTCTTTCTCCTCTGATGTTATATTCACCAAATAGAGGAATTATCCTTGTTCTATAAATTATCCTTAACTGTTCCTCATGCTCTGTGTGAACAACAATTGGCTTATTGTTATCATCTAATAACTTCCCCATTAGATAATCAGCACTTATCGGATACTGTTTACCTTCATGTTCAAAGAATTGAATACCAAAATCACGAAACATAAAAAAAGCAGCAAATTTAAACTCCTTCTTTATCCTGCTTATTTCAAATGAATAATATATCCATTCTACATTAGCATTTGGAGATAACATATATATAGCTAATAAGAAAATGAAATCAATAAGGGTTGTTTTGCCGACTTTGGGTGGTGCTGCTATACTATATATATGTTCTTTTTGAGTTCCTAGAGTATCCCTTGTCAAAGGTGGAATTCCCATTGGTAAACCCAAGTTCATTCCTTCTTTTCCTTTTTGGAATGCGGAAACAAAATTCATTACGGTTCCACTTTTTGTAATTGACTTGCAGGATATAGTACCATTAGTGAATCAATAACTTCCTCTTCTTCTGTTATAATAAAATGTGTAGCTGCTGGATATTTTGCAATAAACATAAACATGTTCTTTACAGTTCCTATGTAATGTGCGCCAGTTATAATTCCTAAATGTCCAAACTCTATACTTGCATCTTCTATTATCTCTTCAGGATTGTTACTATATGCCTTGCCATCTGTGAATGTATACTTCATCTGATTTTATCTGTGTAGCGATTTGATTCACTACCTTTACTTAATTTAACAATCTCTAACATTTGGTCTAACTTTGACCTTGTTGTTCCTTCTACTTTCTTGAATATGAAGTTATCTGCTTCTACCATGTACGTAGGATTATTTCCTTTAATGAATCCTGATGTATATTGCTTTGCAGCTTCCATCACATCAGCTTTGCGTATATCAGGATTAGCAGCAAAAAACTTCTTCATCTTTGCTATACATGTTGCTCTATCTCCACCTTTTGAGCCTTTTATATCCATCCATAATTTCCTATATTCATCTATTACCCAATCCCATTTCATATCAATAGTAGTTCTTTCATCACTAAATAATGGTATATTCCAAGTTGTTTTTCTTGTAGAATAGTTTCTTTCCACTATCTTGCTAAAATTTACCTGCTTTATGATTTCATCATCAATGATTCCAGTTGCATCTACATTGTAGAAAATTGATAACAAATACAATGTTCCTGCATTTTGTTCGATATTAAACCTTTCAAGTTGTTCATATACTGCTTTATTAATTATCATAAAATGATTTTAAAAGTCATTATACTTGAAATTACCTACTAATATTTGGGAATAACTAGTCCTAGTTATAGTAGATTCATCAAATGACTCTAATGCAGCTTCAGTCCATTCTTTATCTTGAGTATCAATACAACATAAGATAATGAATTTACCTGTATGTCCACGAATATACCTGATTAGTCTACCTAACCTTTGTACTAAATCCCTATCAACAGAATTTACTTGGAGAGCCAATGCACCTTTTACTTGTTTGATATTAACACCTTCATTCAATGCTTCAACACATGCTAGTCTATTAGTTACATCATCATTGAACAATTGCAGATGTTTCGCATTCATTCTCTTATTCTTAGAATGAAATTTGTACTTGCATAATTCATTAGCGTGTTCAATGGAGCCTGCAAATATAAGATACTTTTCGTTCTCTGGAATGAAATTGTCTAACAAATATCTAGCAATTTCTTTCTTGCTACTCATGTTGTAGATTAGCCTCATTCTTTCCCTTATAGCATACTCATATTTTCTCCTTCCTTCCTTATCTTTCTTATTATAGAGCATTTTTTGAAGCTTTCTGTCCTTGTAATCATAGTTCTCCTTTTCTGTTACCAAAAATTTTTTCTCCTTGCCACCAGCCTCAATATACCTACGAAAATTGTCCAACCTAGTTTCTACAACCAGTATAGAATAGGGAGAAACCAGCTTTAATTTGACTGCAATGGCTAGGGGAATACTTACTATGGTTTTGATGCCAATGGCCTCTAATAGCCTTAATTTCTCTTCACTTTTGGGTTTGGTTGCGGAAAGACACATAATACCCTCATAGATGTTGTGCTTGAAAAATATTGCATTTGCTGTAGTAATGTGATGATATTCATCCTCTATGATGAAATCGAATTGTTCATTCTTTATCTTATGCAAACTAACATAACACACTCTCCTGACATTATTATTATATATGTCTAATGCTTCCCATTTCTGAAATTCATCCTTCCAGTTATTATCTCTTAATTCTTCTGTTGGTACAACTAGAAGGATTTTTGCTCTTGGTCTTTTACTTACTAAATCAATACATTCCTTAATAGCAAAATATGATTTACCAACACCAGTTGCAGCATCTATTGCTCCTTTCTTACCATTTTCATGAAATTTAACTGATACTTCATTAGCAAGTTTCATTCTTAATACAGCAATATAAGCTTCAAATATAGCTGGAGATACTGTTTCTTCATAGTAATTCAATTTCTGTGCCATTAAATCAGCATTCTCTAATATGTTATCGTATAGCATCATGGTAATGGTGTTAATTTGTCAATAGATACTTCTGTAACTTGTGCAAATCCTTCTTCTATCTTATCAATAACATATCTTACATGTTCTACATCATCTCTTACACCAATTTCCTTCATAGCATGAATATGTCCTACAATACCTTTTAAAAGTGTTTCTGTTATTACTTTACCACCAGCTTCAGTTGGTGTACCATCTGAATTAACATATGCACTTCTATCCAAAGTACTTTGTGCATTCAATGCTATTTGTGTACTTACAGGTCTTGTTTTTAAATCACCTTTGTCATTGTTTACAGTTAGTTGTACAATAACTTCAAATATGGCTTCCATTATTTTATGGTTTAATCGAAAAGAACAAATTATTTACTCTTTTTTCCAATTCATCTGTTACTGTTTGTTTCATTTCATTCCATGATTCTGATTCATATGTTTTTCTTATTGACATATCCTCACAAAAATTTCTTACTGCTTCTAAATCTGCTATTGACAGCTTTGATAACCTTGTCTTGATTATCTTTAGTCTTAATACATCACCTTTCATAACTTAAAGTTTAATCTTCATCAATATCAAATTCTTCTCCTGCTGCAATAGCATTTATTATTTTGTAACATCTTTGAACATAATAATCATAGTCTAAATTATCTCTTACTTCTTTTGGTGTTATATTATCCAGATTATTACATTCAATACATAAACTTGCAGCTTCAATTCCAATCTCTCTATCTCCTACATCAGTTACTTTGATAAGCTTGCCTTCTTTAATAACTTTATTTTCCAAAGGTGGCATTATTTTTACAAACTTGAATCCTTTTTTTGCCACAAAATACCTAGTAATATTAGGTAACTGATATTCTTCTTCAATACAGGTAATTGGATAATGCTTTATTCTTTTCGTCTTTGTAGGATACTGTACAACTGTAACTGTTTGAATTCTTTGCACTAATCTTGAAGTTTTTGCCAACTTAGCCAGCTTAAAAAAATCATATAAGTTTTTATCCTTCTTAGCATGTTCAGCTATAAAGATTTCTGGTTTAATACCATTTATATAATATTCTTCAATTGCTTTTGGCACAATCAATTGACTATGGTTCTGGTGGAGTTCACGTTCTATTAGGAATACACCTTTCCTTTTAATTTTACCATTCACTTTAATACCTAAGTAATTGTTAACATCTCGTTGTACAATCTTTACATAACTATCAAGTTCTAGTTTCAGTCTTGTAAGTTGCATCCATTGATTAACAATGGTATTGACTATAGACCTTTTTGATTGATGATAGCGTATCAGTACACCGTCTGTGTTAACTTGTATTACCTCAATATCATTATCTAAACATTGCTCTGCAATCATGACTAATAAGAGTTGTCCATTTAGACAAATTTGCATCATGAATTGTGGGTCATACATTGGTGAATGGTCACTATTAGATTTGCCATATAATGCTCCATTAAGTGCTAATTTAATAGCTTTTACTACTTCGGCATCTCCTATTACTGCACCTTCCATTCTTTGCTGATATAAAATATCTATAACATCAACAAATATATCTACAGGAAAGTGAGCAGGGTGTAATCTGTTACGTGCAGCAAGCATAGGATAATAAGAAGATACATCAAGAAGGTCAATTAAATAACCATCTTTAGCTTCCCATATTCCAACACCTTTTGCACCATGTAGTCCACCAGTTCCAAAGTCAAATTGAAAATTTTTATATATTATGTTTAATTGTTTCAATTTTCCTTTTTTCAGAGTATTATTACAATATGGTAATAAGTCTCTGACTTCATCTAAGGGTATCTCATAGAATTGCCCTTTAGTATCTGTTATGGTTTTTGTTCTCCACCATACAAGGAATCTATCAAGTATCTCTGATTGAAATGAAATATAAGAAAATAGAATATCATTAATTTTGATACTCTCTCTTCTAGTTCTCATTTTCATTATCTCTTCATAAGGCACTTTCCATCTATCTGCTAATGTCCTTATAAGTATTAATTCACCTATTTTTACATCATTAGCATTTGTAAAATCAATGTCATATATTTGTGACATTCTCTGTCTAAAACTTATCGCATCCTTGGATTTTTCAAAAAATATAGAGGTAGCTTCAATATCATTTCCACAATACTGTATTACCTTCTCTATTTCATCATGTGTCAATACTGTTCCCGGCTCAAATGGTAATTCTTCTACATTTCTCATTCTGAATACAAACATTAGAACTTTTAAACTAGTTCTTTTTGCTTTATTATCAAAATGATGCATTGTAAACAAATCCATTTGTTTTCTGAATGGATTCTTTATCCTATTTATCCAAGGATTATCATTGGATTTCTTAATCAGTTCAAAACTCTTCTCACATAAGATATTCACTAACTGTTTACCATGCATATCCTTCTTTGGAAACAGTTTCATAATAAAATAATGAATTAGTGGACAATCATAAGATAGACTATTAAATCCTATTAACATCTCCACTTCATCTCGTAGATGTATCACTAATTCATTTCTCTGGTCAGCTAATGGACTGATTTGAAATATCTTCTTCTCTTTTGTTTCTATATTCCTTGCGATATAAAGAAACAGATTTCGATAAGTTTCAGTATCATGTATCCATATCTTGCTCATACTCTAGGTTTAAATGAGTAATCATCCATTTGTATCATGTTATTATCTCTAGCAATTTCATCTTTAAATTCATCAATATCCAATCTATTACATCCACATACTCTAAGTGTTGCTCCTTCTTTCATTTTTTCTGCTATTTCTAATAACTGTTCTTTTGTTAACATAATTCCACTATTAGTACCAATAGCACCACCAGCTATACCAAATCCTTGTGGTTTAAATGATAATTCACAATTAGTTCCTTCAATCCACATAACTGTATAATCAAATCTACCATCTTGTGCCATTATTAATGTTTTTTCATATGAATGTGGTGCTAATAATGGTTTTCCTTCATTGTTTTTAATCCATATACTCATAAGATTCGTAAGTTTGCTTTCACTTGATTTATTGCATATTCCAGTACTTCATAGTAATCATTAAGATAACAATCTTTAATAGGACATTCTTCTATTATATCTAATCCTCTTAAATCCTTATTAAATAATGGTGCAATTCCGACATGTTTGAATACCTTTATTCTATATTCATAAACATGGTCTTGTGTTTTCCAAGGATTAAGTATAATGAATATCTCATATGTTTCTCTTAGCCTTCTTAGTTCTAAGTCAAGTTGATTCTTTTTTGTTTTATTCATGTTACTTAATTTTTTCTTGATTGAATCTTTTAAGGTCAGGCCATTCTTCACCTTTAAGTATATGCTTAAATATAATATAGATGATTCTTGCTATTATCCATATTATTCCTGCTGCAAATATTATAAATAAAATGACAGCGAATGTGAGTTGAATTTTTGTTGTTATATCCATAGTTATTTTACATTAAATAAGATTACTAAATCAGATGCTCTGGTGATTGCAGTATATGTCATTCTTCTTCTTTCCTCATTATTTGTATTACTCATAATAGTTGGGAAATTGATAATGACTTTTTCATATGTGCTGCCTTGAGACTTATGGACAGTTACAGCATGTGCATATGTTATATCTGCAACCTGTTCTTTGAAATAATGTTTTGCTTTATAATCCAATCCTTCTCTATCTATCTTTCTTTGTATATCCTGCGCTATATCATGAAAATCTCTTTCAGAATCTTCATGTACTACTATTATATTGTCATTGATTAAATAACATTTACATTGAAATATATCATAAGTTGGAATTGTCTTACCTGCATTATCTATTTGTGGCCTTGTATTATTAGCCATTTTTACTCTGTTAATAATTTCTAATTTTCCATCTATATCTTGCAATATACTTTCAGAAGTTGGTATCTCTAATCTCCTTACTATTATATCACATGATTCAACTAATATTTCCTGATTGTTCATATACTGTTCATATGGAGCGTTGAATATAATTCGTTCACCAACTTCTACTTTCTTTGGATTACCATATATCTGTTTCCTTACATCAGTATTCATCTTATCTACTTCAATATTTGTATATGCTAGATATTTGTATTCCGTTGTTCCATTTGTTGCAGCTAATCTACTAATTATCTTTTGTCTATCTGCTGTGAATGTATAACCTACCATTACTTGTTTGGTTTCAGTTATTTCTATTTGTTCTTTTAGTTCTTCTGAAAATACTTTCCTGATAATTTTCTTATCCATCATCATCACATTTTCTTGCTTAGTCCATATAAGCTTTAGATTGTGAGATAAATGAATAATTGGATTACCTTCACCTTGTCTTTTAATTTCGGTTAGATTCACAATAGGATAACCTTTTGTAAATACTGGACTATCATTTTCATTAACAGGATTGAGTTGTTTCCTGTCACCTAGATAAATGATAGTCATTTGGTCTTTGAATTCTTCTATTAAATCTAACATTCCCGGTATAGGAACTGTTCCAATATCTCTTGTTGCATTACCAATCATACTTGCTTCATCTATGATTAATAATTTACCATTAGGAAATGGTGGATACCTTGGATTAAATCTCTTCTTCACATAAACAGCTTCTCCATTCATAAATCTACGTTGCAATTGCAATCCGCTATGGATTGTTTTAAATTCAATGTAAGATTTTGCTTCGATTTTAGATGTGATTACATCTACTGCTTTGTGTGTTGGTGCAGTTACATAAACAAGTCCATACTTATAAAATTCATCTTTAATCATGGTAATTAACTCATTTACCATGTACGTTTTACCTGTTCCTGCACTACCTTCGATAACAATGATTTTGTGTTGTTGTCGCATTAACTCCAACACTTCATTAGCCTTCTCTAATTGATGCTGTGATAACATTACATTATTATTTAATTAAGAGTAAAAAAAAATAAAGTGAGGGCAAAACAAAAAGAAGGGGAGTACACATAGAAATGTCCTCTCCCCTAATATTCACCTTTTCTGACTATTCACATCAGATGTAACTAGAGTGGAATCGAACCACTCTGGAAACCGTTTAGTTAATTTTGATTTTGTATATCTGTCAATATCATGATGGTATGTCTTGGACAACATCCATTTTTTACGATATATTCTAGTGTTTTTAATTTTTGTTTAAATAGCTTAATAGCTACTGGCTCTGGTTCTATGCCATTTGTAATGTCTATTGCTAACGTTAAGCAATCTTCACTCCATTTCTCACTATATTTTTTAATGATTAATGAAAGTGGGTCAATGAATCCTATGAACATTGTGAATAGTTTTATTGGTGAATTATAATTAAACTATGTATGACCTTATTCCAAAGTATACAACTAATAAGAAGAATAAATAATATGCTAACAACTCTGTTTTTGTTGGAGTTGCCCATTTTATATTAAGAAATCTTGGTTTGAATATTGTATATATTAATCTAATTAGTGTCATTACTCCTGCAAATATAAGCCATCCTAGCATTACTATCTTGGATAGAAAATCAAATGTTTCCATATTATTAGTTTTAAAACATACCTAAACATTCTGCTGTTTGATATACAGCAGCTATTATTGTAAAAACAGTTCCAACTTTCCTAGCACCAAATTTAACCATACCTATAATGGTTCTATCTGTTGCACCAGCAACAATAGATTGCCATATTTCTTTAGCTTGTGAAATACCTATTATATCTGCAACTGCTGTTATAAAGCATCCCATGTTTTCTTGAACGTTACTTTGGCTTATACTTCCAATTGGCGGAGTATTACCTAATTCTATTTGTCTCTTAGCATAAAACAATCCAAGCAATATTACTTGTTCTACATTTGGTAAATCTGCTCTAATGTCTATATTCCTGTAATAATAGAAATATCCTATTATTTCAGTTCTAAGAATTTGAGCAATTCTGTTGCCTTCTACGTTATCTTTATTAACCATAACATAGTAATAACTACTTTTAGGAAACTTATTAAAGATTCCTACAATAGTATTAGCAGTAGGTCTAGCTGGTGCTAATACTTTAACTTCAACTTCTCTTTGAATAGTATCTTCTTTTGAACATGACATTAAACATGTAATAGATGA